GTTGCTGATTTCAGATTTGACCCTGAAACTCAAGAAAACCCTTACTACTTTATTTACTCAAGAAAATACACAGTATGTTTTGCGGGTGGTTTTGATGGTTGGGACATCTACAGAGAGTACAGAACAAATGCTGATAGATTCCAACTCGGAGCGTCGGGTTACTTAGCAGGAGCTGCGGCGTCTACAAGATACCCAACAGCAACAGGTGAAGGTTTGTTCAAGAGAATTGTAGTTGAAAACAACACACAAGATTTCGCGAACACTGACTACTACGCATACCTTTTAGGTATTCTATCGTTCAGAAATCCTGAAGCAACAAACATCAACGTATTTGCAACTTCAGCAATAGATTATGTAAATAACTCTAATCTTGTAGAGGAAGCAATCGATATGATTCAATTCCAAAGAGCTGACTCAGTTTACATCGCAACAACACCTGACTATCAGATGTTTACACCAGATGGAACTAACTCACTTGATATCATCTACCCACAAGAGGCTGTTGATAACTTGGATAACACAGGAATTGACTCCAACTATACCGCTACTTACTACCCATGGATTCTTGTAAGAGATACTGTTAACAATACACAAATCTACTTACCACCAACAGGTGAAGTTTGTAGAAACTTGGCTCTAACAGATAACATTTCATTCCCATGGTTCGCATCAGCGGGTTACACAAGAGGTCTTGTTAACTCAATCAAAGCGAGAGTGAAGTTGACTCAAGAAGATAGAGATACCCTTTATCAAGGTAGAATCAACCCAATCGCTACTTTTGCTGACGTAGGAACTGTAATTTGGGGTAACAAAACTTTACAAGTTGCAGACACAGCACTTAACAGATTGAACGTAAGAAGACTTTTACTTCAAGCTCGTAAGTTGATTTCAGCTGTAGCGGTAAGATTGTTGTTCGAACAAAACGACCAAGTAGTAAGACAACAGTTCTTGGATAGTGTTAACCCAATCCTTGATTCAATCAGAAGAGATAGAGGTCTTTACGATTTCCGTGTGACTGTATCATCTTCTCCTGAAGATTTGGATAGAAACACTTTAACAGGAAAGATTTACTTAAAACCAACGAAGGCTTTAGAATTCATAGATATCGAATTCTTCATCACACCAACAGGTGCTTCGTTTGAAAATATCTAATAAAAACGGGGGGGCCAAATCCCCCCATTTTTTAGCCTTATATAATGAGAAAAAAAATTTCAGAAGGGTTCAAAGATGAGAAAACCCCAGATTTAAAATATTACGCTTTTGACTGGGACGACAACATTGTGCACATGCCAACCAAAATTATTCTGAAAGACGATAAAGGAGAAGAAGTCGGAATGTCTACAGAAGATTTTGCTGAATACAGACATAAAGTAGGTAAAGGTGATTTTGACTACGATGGTCACACAATTGTAGGTTATGCTGAAAACCCATTCAGAAACTTTAGAACAGAAGGAGACAAAGATTTTATAATCGATTCAATGAAAGCCAAGAAAGGACCAGCGTTTGATGACTTTAGAGAAGCTATTAATAACGGTTCAATATTTGCAATCATAACAGCCCGAGGACATAATCCTGAAACTTTAAAACAGGCGGTCTACAATTACATCGTCAATGACTTCGAAGGTATCTCAAAAGACGAGTTACTTAAAAATTTAAAAAAATACAGGTCTTTCTTAGGTGAAGATGAAATGTCTGATAAAGAATTAATCGACACATACTTGGCGTTGAACAAATACCACCCCGTTTCTTTTGGAGACGAAGGAGGGGCCACAAACCCCGAAGAAGCAAAGGTCAAAGCAATGAATGATTTTGTGGACTACATAAAGGGGATGGCTGCAATACTTAATAAAAAAGCCTGGTTAAAAAACGATTTAGGACACAAATTCACACCTACTAAACCAATGATAGGCTTTTCAGATGATGACCCTAAAAACGTAGAAGTAATGAGAAAAGCATTTAAAGATAAACCAGATAATTTAGTTAAGACTTATTCTACTGCTGGAGGAATTAAGAAGGAAGTGCAATAAAGGTACTTTTTTTAAAAATTGAAGTAAATAGAAAAATTTTATACTTACCTATATTTATATCATATAAACACTGAAAACAAAAATTTAATAATATGGCTGATTTACTGATGAAAATGCCGATACCTTACGAACCGAAACGTCAGAATCGATTCATCTTAAGGTTTCCTTCAAGTTTGGGGATTAATGAGTGGTTTGTAGAGACCGCGGCAAGACCTTCTATCAAAATCGCAGCAACTGAAATTCAGTTCTTGAATACATCAACTTTCGTTGCGGGTAGATTCAATTGGGACCCAATCTCTGTGAAATTTAGAGACCCAATCGGTCCATCAGCAGCTCAAGCTCTAATGGAATGGGTTCGTCTACACGCTGAATCTGTAACAGGACGTATGGGATATGCTGCGGGTTATAAAAAAGATATCGACCTCGAAATGCTTGACCCAACAGGTGTGGTTGTAGAAAAGTGGATTCTTTATGGAACATTCTTAACAGACGTTAACTTTGGTTCATTGAGTTACGCTACAGACGCACTTGCAGATATTACTTGTAGTTTGAGAATGGATAGATGTGTGTTAGTGTACTAATACTATATACAAAAAATTAAAACCTTTTATATTTAACCGTAAAGACATAAACTTTACGGTTATTTTTTTTATATGGACGAACAATCAAGACAGTATGGTCAACAAAATTTAACGTTACCACACGACATAGTACAACTTCCTTCAGAAGGATTATTTTACAAAAATAAAAAGAAAGCGGTTAAGGTGGGATATCTTACTGCCGCTGATGAAAATATTTTAATGGGTGGGGGAAACGACCTAACATATACCTTATTGAGAAATAAGTTATACGAACCAGACATGAAAATAGATGATATGTTAGAAGGTGATGTGGAGGCTATTCTTGTGTTTTTAAGAAATACAGGTTTTGGACCAGAAGTTGAATTAAATTTAACAGACCCACAAACGAGAAAATCTTTTAAAACGACGGTTCTGTTGGACCAACTTTCAATTATAAAAGGAGTTGCACCATCAGAAGACGGGACATTTACAGTAAAACTTCCAAAGTCTGAAGCGGTTATCAAATTGAAACCTATGACTTATGGTGAGATTAATGAAATCCAAAAAATGATTGATTCATATCCTGCAGGAAGAACCGCACCAAGGGTAACATGGAGACTCAACAAAGAAATTGTAGAGGTAAACGGAAACCCTGATAAAGGAGAAATTGCTAAATTTGTTGAATCAATGCCAATTGGTGATTCAAAATTTATTAGACAATTCATGAATGAAAATGAACCAAGGCTGGATATGACCAGAGAAGCAATAGCCCCGTCAGGAGAAAAACTAACAGTGAATGTTGGTTTCGGGGTCGAATTTTTTCGTGCTTTCTTCTGATTATAGGAAAGGACAAATAGATGAATTTTATTATTTGAACAAACTTTTAGGTATTAGTTGGACGGATTTTGAGTTAATGCCACTATTTGTTAGGAAATATCTTCTAGATAAATGGGTTGAAGATAATAGAAAGGACTGAAAAATCAGTCCTTTTGTATTTATATAATATTAAGAATGTATGGCACCTGATAATTTAAATTACGGTACACCACCAAGTAGTGATGATATAGGTAGTTTTGGTAAGAATCTTGAAAAAATGCTCAAGATAGGCGTACGTGATTTTGCCGATGCAATCACAAGACTAACTAGTAGTGCTACCGTAGTCAACAAAACATTTCTTCAAGGAAGACAGAGGGTCGTAGAACTACAACAAGCCCTTGCTGACGCAGTACCAAGCGTCAATAGAATAGGAGGTTCTTTACAAGATGTTGAAAATACAATTTCTGATGTTGCCAAGGCGTCGAGAAGAAATGTTGTTGCAAACACAGAAGATGTTACAAAACTTGTTGCAGCTACCAAACTATTGAAAGAAGATGCGGAAGTTCTAACGAACGCATTTTTAGATGTCGGTATGAGTGTAAGTCATATCGGTCCAGAATTGGAAAAATCAATTAAATATGTTCAAAGTATTGGTGGAAATTCTGCCGAGGTAGTGAAGACGATGAGGACCAATATGGACCAACTTAATCGTTATCAGTTTGAAGGAGGTGTACAAGGTCTTACAAAAATGGCGGCACAAGCGTCGATGTTGAGATTCGACATGAATGAAACTTTCCGTCTAGCGGACAAAGTTATGTCCCCTGAAAATGCAATCGAGGTTGCATCTGCATTCCAAAGACTTGGAGTATCTGCAGGAAACCTGGTTGACCCATTCCAATTGATGAATCAATCAATTAATGACCCTTCAGGTCTTCAAGACAGTTTAGCCCAAGTTTCAAAACAATTCACTTATTTTGATGAAAAAACAAAATCTTTCAAAATTAACCCACAAGGTGTAATGATATTGAAAGAAATGGAAGCCCAAACAGGTGTAAGTGCTAAAGAGTTGAGCAAGATGGGATTAGCTGCAGCAGAATTGGACAAACGTCTTTCTGCGATTAGTTCTGCAGGACTTAAAGTTGGTAGTGAAGAAGACAAACAATTCTTAGCGAACATTGCTAAGATGGGTGAAGGTGGGGAGTATGAAGTCCAAATCAAAGATGATAAAGGTCAAATGCAGACCAGAAAACTATCGGAGATTACTCAAACCGAATTTGATAAATTAATCAAAGAACAAAAAGAAGGACCCCAGACTTTAGAAGAACTTGCTAGAAGTCAGATGAACTTGACTGAGTTGATGGAGGCAGATGTATCTGCAATTCGAAACAAAATTGTGGGAGGGGTATCGACCGCCGCACCTGTATTGAACAACTTAGAGGGATTCCGAGATATTACAGACAAAATTGGAGGAGCGTTATCAGATGCAAAAAAATCTGGAACAACTAAAGGGGTAAGAGAAGATACCGAAAAGTTCATATACGGTACAGAACAAATGTTCAAAGATTTGAGAGACCCAACCAAAAACGGACTTACGGTTTTAACTTCATATGCCAAAGATTTTGGAGCGGCTCTCAAGGAGAGAGGCATCAATATAATGGACAGACTGAAAGAAGTAAATCAAGAGGTTCGACAAAACATTAAGGGTAATGATTTGGTTTCGAGAACCACAAGAGGACTTCTGAGTAAAATACCTGGTCAAGAAACTTCATCTGTATCTCCATCATCTAACCAAACTAGAACAGAACAAATACAACAAGAAGTTAAGTCTGTTGCTCAAAGTTATGGTGCGAGTTCATCTACAAAGATTGATATGGGAGGCAAAATTGTAATTGATATTAACTTCAACGGTGCTCAAGGATTGACTCAAGAACAGATTAATCAAATTACAAAAATACTTTCAGACAAGTTGAGTGGAACAGAGTTCCAAAATTATATTATCAACGTTCAAAGTGCTTCAAAACAATCCCCAACACAAAGACAAGGGTCAAATACTTATGGTGGTGGATAACAAAAAAATTATCCCTAACCTATTTATATAAAAAGATTTGATGGCAAGTTTATTAGACTTTTCTGCAACAAACGGTTTTAGAAAAAAGCTCCTAACTAGGAACTTAACACCGTATGCCAAAGCCCCAAATCGACCAACACTTCCAATAGATACAACTTATGTTCAGACCGATAGTTCTGTTCAAGACAGTCCAGATAAATTAATTGACGAACCAAGTTTTGCAAACAAACTATATCCACTCAATGAGTGGGGTTCTGAAGGTGGATACAAACAAGTTCCAGACCCAACAGGATTATTAAATACGAAATCAAATAAGGGAGAGTATGGACCAGGTCAACAGGACGCAAAAATAATAGACCAATCTCAAGTTGCATCTAATAAAGGTTTCGGTAGTATTTCTCCAGCTTGGAAACCTTTGAATGCTTATGCGAACGGAACACAGACATCTTTAGATAGTGGTGAATACATCACACAACCAGACTTTGTGGTGGGCGGTACTAGGTTATACAACAATCAACCATATCCAACAACCTTTAACCCATCATCATACGGACCCGTAGGAATTTTATTATCGAGAGACCCACTCGGAAGTAATGGACTTTTGAGTCAAGACTCTTTTATTGCCAAACTAGGTGCTCAGACTCTTAGAAAATCATTCGAAGAAAGAATAGCACAACAAATTTATCAAAACACTGCAGCAAGAGCAAATTTATTCAGTGTAGATAGTGGAATTGACGTAGTGAATTTAGTAACAGGAAGGGTGCCTCTGATAGAACCTAATTGGACTATTACAGTACCTTCAAATCCAATTTTAGCCGCCACAGATTTTGCTTTGAGATTGGCTGGAAGTATAATTCCTGTATCACCGATTCCTGGTTCTTATTGGGACACGTCAATAAATTCAGGACAGCCAACAACAATACAACAGTTACAAAATGCTTTTAGGAGAAGTACAGTAGGTAACTTTTTCAATAGATTATTAGGGGCACCTCAGACGGGTTCACAACTTTTCTTGAACAATACTGGTGGCGGACAAAGGTCTATACTTTTTAGAAACATTAACTTCAACAAGTATAAACCAAGTTATGATAGAGGATTCCTAAATAGAGGTGGTGGTGCATTAGTTGGTGGTGTATCAAATAACTCAAACTACTACGTCGGTTCAAGAAGCTCAGAACCGTCACAAGTCTTCTCACCACCAGGTGCCCTACCTGTTAACGACTTTGGTGTTGTTCAACAGTCTCCTGTCTTTGGACCTACTGAACTTGCACAACTATACGAAGGACCAAGTAAAGAAATTAAGTTAGGTGCCAACGGCCCAACATATGGTAATGGTGGTGGTATTGAAGGTGGCTTTACATGGGTATCTCCAAAATATAAAGGAAATGCTGGTAAGAGAGTTGGGTTAGGGGGTGAGATAACAAGTGAAGACGAAGATTTTAAACCATCATCATATAATTCAACCGAATCAACAGAAAGAACTTTCAGAGAAGGTTCAATTCTTGACGACACCCAAAGGTTAATTAATAGTCAACCGCAAGGAGGTAAGAGATTACAACACGTAGGAAATGCCATAGACCAAGTATCCAAAGTATTCAATGATGGATACAAAGAAATGACCAAAGGTTCAAGAGTTTATAGATATGTTGGTGACCCTGGTCAAGAAGTTGGTACTGAATACTGTAGAGTTTTTGCTAAAGATACTCCATATCTTCAATACAACGACTTACAAAAAGCCGACGGTATCACAACACAAGGAAGAAGATTTTCTGACTCAGTTTTGGATAACACATACAATTTGAATATTGTTCCTAATAAACAAGAAGGAGGTCAAAGTTCAACGAATTTGATTGGAACTGAAAACAATGCTTTTGCGAAAAAATACATGTTTTCACTCGAAAACTTGGCTTGGAGAACATCATCAAGTCCTGGATATTCTGTATCTGATTTGCCAATTTGTGAAAGAGGACCAAATGGTGGTAGAGTTATGTGGTTCCCACCATATGGATTAACCTTTAGTGAAAGTGTTTCTGCGAACTGGAACTCAAGTGATTTCTTAGGAAGGCCTGAACCAATATACACATACAAGTCAACACAGAGAGGCGGTACACTATCATGGAAAATAGTTGTTGACCACCCTTCCGTGTTAAATGTTATCGTTAACAAAGTACTTTCCAACGAAACAAACGCAACAAGAGTTAACAGTATTCTCGATTCGTTTTTTGCTGGATGTAGAAAATATGACTTATATGAGTTAGCTAAAAGATATTGGAAAGTGAATCCGAACGACTTGTATCAATTACAAGAAGCGATTACTTCTAAAAAACTTTCCCGTGAACAAATTGAATGGTCTAAGTCTACAATTCAAACAGGTGTTGATGGAGGTCAAGGGCAACCTTTAGCGCAGGGTACAAGTACTACAGTTTCTCTGAATGTTTATGAACAAATAGGTTTATACTTTGGAAATGATTATCCTAAACAAGGTAGTGTAACAAACTACTCAAATGAATTTTCAAGGTACACATCTACTTCCAATATAGATTATTACAAATCAAAAAGTCCGAGTACTGCGGCACAGACAACATCTTTTTTCGACAACGTTGTAAAACCGAATTATAAAATTGCACAAAAAATGGTTACTGACTTAGCCACAAAATTAAGTGGCTCCACAGGAACAATAACCATAACAATTGACTCAAGTTGTTCTGCGCCCGCAACAGTTCAATACAACCAAGAACTCTCCAAAAGAAGAGTTGAATCCGCCGTCTTATTCTTTTCACAACAAGATGCTTTGAAGAAATTTATTGAAGAAAAAAGACTTTTAATAGTTCCTTCGAAAGGTTTAGGAGAATCAACAAGAACTCAACCTAAACAGTTCAAGGTTGCGGACCCAACCGACCCAAAAGATTTCACTTTAGGTAATACTGTGAGATGTACAGACGAAGACAAGACAGTCCCTGTAGTTGGTGGCGACGTACAAGTTGAAGCTAAAGAAATTTTTACATATGGGGCCATGGCTTGTAGAAGAGCCTACATAAGTTCAATCAAAGACGACACAAGTACAAACGTTCCATCATCAACACCAACACCAAAGTATACAGACGTTTTTCAAGCAAACACCGTAACAACAACAGTTGATACAGAAGAAACCGTCAGAGAATGGAAACCAAGAGATAATATAACCAAAAGGGTTCTTAGGTCGCTACTTTCTGAGTGTGATTATTTTGAAACCATCAAACAGGAATCGCCTATGGTGTACGATAATTTGAGAGACAAACTCAAATTTTTCCAGCCTGCTTTTCACTCAATAACACCCGAAGGACTAAATTCAAGACTCACATTTTTACAACAATGTATGAGACCAGGTGATACAATCCCTACAATCAAAACGGTTAATGGGACTGAATCACTACAATATAACAACGCTGTGAACACAGCTTTCGGCGCACCACCCGTTCTCGTTCTCAGAATTGGCGATTTCTATAACACGAAAATAATTCCAGATTCACTTAATATAAGTTATGAAGATTTAGATATAAATCCTGAGGGTATTGGTGTACAACCAATGATTGCGACAATTCAAATGGGATTCAAGTTTGTTGGAGGTAGTGGACTAAAAGAGTCTGTGGACAAATTACAAAACGCCTTATCGTTCAACTATTATGCCAACACAGAAATTTATGATGATAGAGCTGATGTTACAGCTCAGGAAGACTTCTTGAAAGTATTGGATGCTGAGTTCTTGGCGATGGCTAATCCACCAGCTCCGCCAGCAGTTAACCAAGCAGAACCGAACAATGGTCAGAACAATAACCAAACCATTGGAACGATTATAAGTAAAGAAATTGTTTCAACTTTTGAGGTAGGTAAAATTTCTTATCAAAACTATATGGTCAATTTGGTTAATCAAACACAAACATATTTTCAAAACGTTGTTAACAAACAAAAAGAAGTTAATGCACAATACAATAATGCCATGAGACAACAGTGGATGTTAGAAAGAAATTACGCTGAAGGTGTTACACCCGTAAACTCAACAAGTAAGTTTGTGTTGTTTGGTAAGCCCAATAATGTTGAAAAAAGGGTAAACAATATCTTTGCGGAGTATGAGAAAAACATTGCAGCAGGTAATGATGAATTTATCAAATACGTTTCAGACGTTAATTGGGATTTTTCACAAAGATTGAAAGAAACTGTAAAAACAAACTATGCTAATTTTGTAAAAAACAAAAGAAGTAATTATCAGAACGCAATAACAAAAATCATTCAGGATATTACCAATATCGAGACTCAATACATTCAACAACTATCAAGAGCTAATATATTGACTTTTGAGGGGATGGCCAATAATGGTACAGATGGTTTCCAATCTAGTAATGGTAATGTTACTTTATATCGTACAATAGGTACTAACGAATTTGACCCTTCTTCTCAACCTGTGCCTGCTGATACATTTGTTGAATTAAGGAACGACTATAAAAAAATTCAAGATGATGTTATAACTTTCAATAATGTAATTTGGAAAAATCATAGTTTTGTAAACACACAGGACGGTAAAGAATATACTGGTGTTTTAGTTTTCAATCTTGGTGGTGGAAAAGCTCTAAATTCATATTTGGGTGAAAAGCCTGAAGAAATTGTTTTCAAACCTTTCTCTAAAAACAGATTGTTTGAAACTAATTTTACTTTCAGAAGACAATACATGATTGTTTCGGACGACATATTAGATGATAAAAAATATCAAACATTCAAACAAGCAATCATCGGTAATATAATTGGTAATCAGGCAATTATCGGTGATAAGAAAACAAATATTGAAGAGGTTTTCGACGCTTACTGGTTAACAAAGGCAAAACCTCTATTTACAGAGGAGAATAATTTGACTAAATCTTTTATTGATAACTTAGAAAAGAACGATTTGAAAAATTTCATAAAATATACCCCGTTCCCATCAAAGAAAAGAGTGCTCTCATTCACATCTGAAAAACCAGCAGACACCGAAGGAGAAATAAAATCACAAGAGGCTATGGTTAAAAACTTAGCAGCACAGACAAATTCCAATACCGACCAATTGACGTGGAACATAAAGAACGATGGAGGTGCATATATTTCAAAAGCAAAACTTAACTAATGGCATACACATATTGGAATAGATATAGTCAATTTATAATCAATGGTGAACAAACTGTTGTGCCTTATGTTCAATTGCCTTCAAAACCAACAGATAAAACTTACATTTATAAAGTAGGTAGGAGTAGATTAGATAGAGTATCACAAGAGTATTACAACTCCCCAACTTTTGGTTGGTTGATACTTCAAGCAAACCCACAGTTTGTGGGTATGGAAAATAATATTTTCGATGGTGCTATTCTAATTGTCCCCTTCCCATTATTACCCTCCTTACAGGATTATAAGGCGGCGATAGAAAACCATTTCTTTTATTATGGCAGGTAACGTACAGGCGGATAACAGTGGGAACATTTATGTTGAGTTTGATTATAACAACATTATCGTAGTTGACCCTAACAAAACAATCGATTCTTTAGGAAAGATTCGTGAAAGGTTGGTTGACCACGAGAACCTTGTTATGTATGCAAACTTGGAAGCTGAATTACTTCCAAGAACAAAACTTGCTATTGGAGCTTCTCCTGAAGATAGGGTACGAATTGTTTCAATTGCCAAGATGGATTTCCTAAAACCAACTAAGGATTCATATTTGGGTACAGGTTATTATGATGAATTAACAGGGGACAATACAACTAAATTCAAGGGTGTAAATCAAATGATGAGTCAAACCGTTGTCCCAAAAGACGGTACTAAGCCTTACGTTGTTGAAAAACCATCTGACTTAACAAGTGTATTGGATAATGGATTACTTGGAATTACAAACATAAGTGTTGATACAAACCTATCTTTTGTACCATCTGTAAGAATTTCTTTGGAAGATGTTCAAGGAAGGGCTTTATTTCAGTTAGGTAACAACTCACCTTACGCAGCATTTTTTAATTTACCATACCCACCATTTTATTTGACTCTCAAAGGGTATTACGGTCAAGCCATAAGATACCAACTTAATTTGGAAAAATTCAACGCAAGGTTTAACACCTTCAGTGGAAACTACCAAATTGATTTGGATTTCAAAGGATATAAGTTTAACATCCTTAACGAAGTTGCAATGGGTCATCTTATTGCGACACCACACATGTATAGTCAACAGTTCAATGTTTCGGCACAACCTGTTGGACCACAACAAACAAATCGCGAACAACAGACCTCAGTTGCAACACAGGTGGGAGCTGCTAATCAGGTTAATGATGGTAGACAATCAGAAGGCACTGTACAAGTTACATCTGAAAGAGGTTATCAGAAGATAAAAGAAGTTTATAGTGAATATAAATCAAAGGGGTTGATACCTCCCGACTTTCCTGAATATACTTTAGTGCAATTCATTAATAAGTTAGACCTGTTCGAGCAAAACGTGGCCAATAAGTTTGCAAAGGCAGATGTGGACCCTTTGACTAATATTAGAGGATACAAACAAGTATTAACAAACTATTTCGGAACTTCTGCAAATAGAGGTGTTAGAGCGGGTGAAACTTCTTGGTTTTCAGATTATTTGAATCCCGCACCCATTATTCTAAATAATGGCGATAGGACTTACATGTATAAGGAGTTAAACCTTGAAACTAAACTTGCTGCCACGAACCAACTTGAGAGTATAATTAAACAGTATAATGAACTTTTGGCTAAGAACCCAACGTTGGGGGCTGGAGGGGCTGCACCGATACCAAATCCAATTAACATTAATACGGTCAAAATAAAAGCACCAAACGCGGATGCTGTGAATTGGACCGCAACTACTATTGCTCAAACTGGTATCTATAAACCAACCGAGCAAGACGTTAATAGGATAAAAGGAGAGTTCGAAAGGTTCACAAAGCCAATTTATAAAACAGAGATTGTAAACGGGAAAGAAACACTAGTTGATATAAGAGCACCATTTTTTGTTTTTGAAGGTGATGGAAGATTCGACAAACAGATTCAATTATTAGAGGCACAAGCCAACAAAAAACTTTCGCAGTTTGAAGACCAAATAACTAAGAAACTACTTGAAAAAATTGAAAGTGGAACTGAAGGTATTGGATTCAAACCTACTGTTAGAAACATTATGGCGGTTTTAATGGCATCTGCAGAAGCCTTTATTAGACTCTTAGATGATGTTCATAATAATGCATGGAATGTTAAGTATGACCCTGTAAGAAAAAAGGCGATACTCAACAATCCATCATCAGCATCAGGTTCAGATACCGTTGATGATTTGAAATTGACTCAAACCGCTATTGAACAGAGTACAGGATTGAAATATGCAGAAATCCCTGTATACCCTTGGCCACAATTCTTCATTGAGACACCCGAGGACAAAAAGGGTAGGTTCCAATTGAAGTATCCCGCAGACCCATCTGTTGTTGAGCTAACACAAGGATGGGATTATTCAAAGTGGCCTGAAGTAGAGTTTGTTGAGGAGTACATGAGAGGGATAACACAAAAGTTTAATCCACCATTGACTCCTGAACCATTAGACAATCAACAGGATACAAATATAATTAATATCAATGCAATAGAATTTCCATCTGAAGGTATTGCTTACGTAAACAAAGAGGAGATTAAATTTTTCTATGAAATTTGGGAAAGACAACTACTAACATCAAGGTATTCCAATTTTGTTAGGGCAAACGGAAATCAAGTTGACGAAATTATAAAGTTGAACACTGAAGCCGAAGCTAGCAATATTGTAACAAGTTTGGGTCTGAACGCTCCATACATCACAATGAAGCTGAAAAATTATGGTTTGAATTCTACCAATTACAGAGCTTTCTTGGAGAACATATCTAATGGTGGGACTGGTAGAGCATGGCAAGACTTCATAAGGGATTTCTTCGTAACACCATATATCAGAAATCTAACTGAAAATTCGTTCAGCATTTTGGACATCAATGAGTTTGGTAAGATACCACAACTTTTCACAAAGTCTGCAGCCCTTCAAAAGTTGGTAACAAATTCAACCAATGAGCCAAACATTACAGATACAATACCATTTACAGACTCAGTTTGGGTTACCGATAATATGGCGGATGGTAAAACCGCACAGGGTACTAATGTTTATAACACAAATAAAGTACTAACTGTTTTCGAACCAAGAAAAATTATATCGAACTTTAATGATGTATATAATTTTGATGAGAAAAGACCAGTAACTAACTTCTCATATAAAAACACAAACAACAATCCGTACCCTATTGTTTCGGCAACAAATTTGAACCAAACAGGATTAAATGATTTTTATAGAATAAGAATAGATTCTGGAAATTTCATTGCGACCGAGGGTGTTTATGTTCACTTTGCACCTTCATTTCAATTATTTGGAGTTACAAATCCTATCCCTTTCCAAACAACAACTTCAATTCTTAACACACCATTTATGGTAAACGCCATACAAAATGGGGTTCAGGATTTCAGAAATAAAGCAAAATATCCTTATGTACAAGCGGCATATTTGTTTTTGAATTCTTTACCATTGGCATCGCTGAAGGAGAAATATAAATCATTTAATAACAACACTTCATCTGATTTAGATTACATAGCATCTTGTTTAAAAAAGTTTGGTGCAATTCACAAGTTACCATACGCTTGGATTCTTAAAATGGGTTCGGTATATCACAGATATAAAGTATTCAAAGAAACAAACGTGGACATTCTAAACACCGCTTGGACAAACTTTGATTACGTAAAAAACTTTTCACCAATCCAAGGTACAACAACGCAAACATATAACGTAAAGATAGGTGGACAGACAAAACCAATTACCTTACAAAATGAAACTAATACCGATGTTAATATACAAGTTGGATTCTATCCTAAAGTTATAAATGATTTTTATACATTCCTCACGGGATATGAAGTATACAAAGATTATACGGATGCTGAAATTCAAAATACCATAAACGGAGGAATGAAAATTTTCAATTTTTCTGAATCCGATATCCAAACAATTCAACAGACAAAAAGATTGAGGTTATCTACTTGGTCAGTGCTTATTCCAAGTGTAGTGAAGAATGGAATTAAGTGTGACCCGAACGATAATACCTTAGCCACCGCTTACACAATTGTTCCTTCTTTTGGTTCAATAGTAAACCAAGCTAGTTTAGAATGTGTTGTTAATCAGAATACACCAACATCATTTACTAAAGTAAATTTATCGAACAACCCATCGATGTATAATGGTTCTGTTAGACTTTTTTGGGCGGCACCAAACTATGGTTATTTTGATAATCAGACATTGGTAAAACCGTCACCTGAAAGTTACATGAATAAAATTGATAGTAAAAAAAGTAATCAAACACCTTTTAAACTTTCAATGGTTGATGAGTATTCTAAAATTGAGGAGATATTTTCAGTGTTCGAAAAAAGGGTTTTGGACTCCTTTGAACAAGAGTTTTTGAATTTTTCAAAACCAATAACTGATGTAGATTTACCTGTAAGTACTCAAATTGGTGCATCATCTGTTGCTATTAACGCCGATTTTAAAAATTTTCAATCACTTTTCAAAAGTTTGTTGACGGTGGTTCCTAAACCATCAACAACAAACGACCAAGAATATTTCACAGGTATAATAAATGCTCAGTACCAAAATGTTCAAAATACATTGAGAGGATTTTTGGAATATGATATATTATTCAGATATGGTAATCCATCTAATTACAAGAGAAGAATCGTTGACTCGTATTTGTCTCACAATAGTGCACCTGTTATAACCGACCCAATAAAGTTCAAGCCATACGTAAAAGGAACACTTCCTAGCAGAGGAGGAACTATTTCTGTTTCTCAATCAAAGGTTCAAAACCCCGCCGCGTGGTTTGCACTTGAAACAGAGGTTGGATTTTCAACAATACCAAATGTGGTGTATTCTTCAACTGGTTCGTACATTACAGATTTCTTTATCGATAATGATATCGAGTTCACCGCTGATAATGTTGTACTCCTAAGTCAGATAATTAAAATGTATGCAACGTACAAACTTAAATTACCGAGTGCGGCGGTTGACCAATTCAAAAATCAAATTCAATATCTAATTAATGCTGAGGATTTATTACAGGGTAATTTCCTAAATGACTTATTGGCAAGACTTAACAAAGATTTACCAAGTCAGTATCAAGTTCCCCAAGGGACGGTTAATAGTGTAATTACAGGTGAACAAAGTAAGATAGAAAATTGGGAGATATTCAAAGCATTAAACGATAAGTGGATTGCAGGGGGTGACTACAAGTCTAAGACATTGTTTGAAGATATTATGTTCTTGGACAGAGCTTCAAGGAATATCGGACAGACAGTACTAATAGACATATTTGACCTGAAGAGCATGTTAGGAAAAGATTCATTGAATAACGCTATGAGTGTTTTCACACTTATGAGTGGTATTCTAATCAAAAACAACTTCACGGTTATGAATCTTCCTGCTTACGTAAACTTCTACAATGTTCAGGATGTGGATGGAACAACAATACCAAAACCTGAAGGTACATTAGACTTCGCCAACAACTTATGGGGTACATTCCTTAATGTTGATTATAGAAACGCAACATCAAAGATGGTGTGTTTTTATGTTGGGAAGCCATCGCAATATTTGGACTTACCTAAAGGAAACTTCAGATTTAGAGATGATGGTTTCGAAATGAGGAGAGCATCAGAAAATCCGTTGATTGAGAATCAAGATGGTAAAAAAGATTGGTCTTTATCAAATAAATGTGTTGGATTCAATGTTGATATTGGTATAAGAAATCAAAACATATTTTATTCATTCCAAGTTGACCAAAGTGCTGGTGTTGCAACCTCAGAGTCTATTAACACCCAACTCAATATGGTTAATCAAGCCTCAGGTAGAAATGTTGCAACTCAAAACGTTTCATTATATAATCTTTATAAAAACAGAAGTTATAAATGTACTGTAGTTTGTTTGGGTAATGCTCTACTACAGCCGAGTATGTATTTTAATTTGAGACATGTTCCGATGTTTAATGGACCGTATATGATACAAAGTATACAACATACAATTCAGCCTGGTAATTTCCAAACATCATTCACTGGTATAAGACAGGGTATATACGACCTACCTTCTATAGATTCGTTCTTACAAAGTATGAATCAAAATCTATTAACGAAGATTGAGGAAATTTTAAAAATCAAAAAAGACCAACCACCAGCAATCAAAATTACGGAAGAACAAAAAGCAACTCAGACTGTTCAAAAAGCGGATAACACGCTTGATACACAAAATAGTTGTTCAACTAAAGTTGACCTTACTGCTTATCAAGGGTATTCAGTACAGGCAGGGGTACCAATTAATATAACCCCTGATGCTTTTGCTGCTAAACTTTTGGCAACATTACCAGGTCAATCGAATCAACTTCTCAGAACTTACATTTATTGTATATCATATGTAACAAGTTTTGTTAAGAGCTCAAACACAGGTGCGGGTAATTTTGTTTCTTATAATAATAACTTGGGACTATTATCACTTGAAAATAATTTCCAACCAAGAGCTAACAAATACTTCAAGAAAGAATTTTGTTGTGTTAATGTAAAGATTGGTACACAATCTCAATCGAAACCAATAGTATCTTTCGCAACCATTGAAGATTATATTAAATTTATGGTTGATAGTTTGAAAGAAAGAGTACCTCAAATAGAAAGACTAGGTTTGGATAAATTCTACGTTTGCCACTGGCCAAAAGAAAACGTGTCGGAATCTTATTTTGAGTCTAATTTTGGTGAATTTGAAACTGTAAGAAAGACCATGGAAGAGGCAATCCAATCATCAGTCAAAGTGAAATTGGTAACTGAAGCTACCGCAGATGCTGTTGACGCTTCGAATAACAGACAAGGTGGAAGTACGCCTGGTGTTACACCAACACCTACACCTCTAAACCCATTACCTGGCCAAGTATGTCCTCCTCCTTATATCAACTCATTTGCACCTGCGATTGGATTCACAGGAACTCAAATGGTTATAAATGGTAGAAACTTAGACACAACAACAAAGGTATTCTTCAAAGAGGGTAATTCACAATATGAAGTTGAACAAAGGTATATTACAATTATTGATGCTCAAACATTAAGAATTGTTGTACCTAAATTTGCTGATGGTACACAGGTTAAAACTACAAATCTTGCAGTACAAACAAGTTATGGTACCTTTACAACTGTTGGTACGTTTAAATATGACCCAGCGGTTCCTGCAAGTGCTGCATCATCTCCTGGTTCATTTGTTAATGGAGCATCAGGTACTCAAAATCAAAACATATCAAATACAAATCCAACGGTTCCAGCGTTGATTGAGACTCAAAGAACAACGTCACCAAATCAAACTACTGATTTAATTAGAGTGGACGTTGCTCCAAATGTTGGGGTGTGGACGATAAGTGCAACACAGACATTGACTTATTCTTATAAGAAAATAACAAGGGGTCCAAACAACACAGTAACAAAAACAGAAAAATATAAGGGGAGTCAGTCACTTACAGGATTTGTTTCAAATAACGGACAAACATTCCAGTTCACAAAAGCCGCGGCTGAAGTGGTTCTTAATGGAGCCATACCACAAATAGATAGAGTCAACGGTGAAGTAAACTGCCAAATACAGGTAACAGCAATACCTGCAGATAGAGTAAAAAATCCACAGAACCAAACACTTTCATTTAATTTCAATTACGTTTACCCGACACAAGTCACTAATAACACTACAGAACCTGGCTCTCTCGTAATTGTTCAAGAAACAAGTAGTGGTGAATTACCAAACTTCTCAGGTGATAACTACTACAATATTAAGAAAGGACCTGGCGGATACATTACTTTGAAATTTAGTTGTACGAACCTAATAGAAAAAGGAGCTTTTGCACTTACATCAATTCCAGACTTAGTTGACCAACAAATTAGAATTACAAATAATTCCGATACAAAGTATACAAATTTGATTGAAACAAATGCAATAGGTAGGTTCCAAGCAAGTGTAAGGTATAAATCAAGTGATTTAACAATCACCTTCTCGAACACAAGTACACCCGTACCTGCTAATGCGGGTGCGACGAGTCCGATAATTACTTTATCTTAAACCAATATATTTATATAAAAAGAATTTTATGGATTTAAAATCAACATTGAACAACTACCTTGGTAAGTCTGTTAAATTTTCAGAAGAAGATTTAGGGGATGGTACCAAACAAGTTTGCGATTTGGAAACAGGTGACTGTTATGTGGTAAGAGAAAGAGATGGTCTTATTGAAAGAGCAGGTCATATGCAAACAGCAAACAGAAAAGTAAGAGTTGAAACCGCTAGAGGTATAAAACAATTACTAAACGACTAATAGATATGAGTTTGGATAAGAAAATATTAAGCGAGATTGAACGTTATAGACAAATAAATAAGTATATAACTGAGCAAGCAGTTCCGCCACCGCCTCCACCAGGAGCAGATGCGGGAGCTGTACCACCACCCCCACCACCAGCGGGAGGGGAGGTACCACCCCCACCAGGAGGTGCGGTACCAGGTGCTGAAGTCGCACCACCAACACCAATAGATGTTGAAAACGACCCTGATGTTGAAAAAATCGACGACGAGGGTAAATCAGAGGAAAAAGGTGGAGGAGAATCAGGTACAGAAGAACTTGATGTGACTCAACTTGTTGACTCACAAAAAAACATTGAAACTAAACAAGAAGAGTATTTCAATAACTTATTTGGACAACTCAACAACTTGGAGTCAAAATTAAAAGAGATGGATTCGCTTATGAATAAGTTGAACTCTCTTGAGATGAAAATTGAAAAATATAGAGATAAGACTCCACAGGAAAAACTTGAGTTGAGAACATACGATTCATATCCATTCAATCAAAAACTATCTGATTTTTTTGAAGATAAAAAAGATGAGATGGAAAAGACAGGAAAAAATGATTATGTTTTAACTGCGGACCAAGTTACTGATATTAATGTAAATGATATCAAAAACTCGTTCCAACCAGGAAAAATGGATAGTTACGACAACGAATTCAAAAGATAAAAAAGAAAGGGACTGAAAGGTCCCTTTTTAATTTGACTAATAGGGATTTCCCAATTATAATTAATAAACAATTAAAACACTTTAAAATGAGTAATGTATTAGATGCCGTATTGGCGCAGTATGAAAAAAACCAAATCGGGGGCGGGGCCCAATCCAAAATGTCGCAAGACGAAAGAATGAAAAAGTATTTCGCTTTAATCCTTGGGGATAAAGAGAAATCAGGTCAGAGAAGAGTTAGAATTCTTCCTACAACAGATGGTTCCTCACCATTCAAAGAGGCTTGGTATCATGAAATCCAAGTAGGTGGTCAGTGGCAGAAATTCTACGACCCAGGAAAAAACGACAACGAGCGTTCTCCACTTAATGAAGTTTACGAAGAGTTGATGAGTACAGGTAAGGATTCCGATAAGGAACTTGCTAAGCAGTACAAATCTCGTAAGTTTTACATCGTAAAAGTTATCGACCGTGATAACGAAGCTGATGGACCAAAGTTTTGGAGATTCAAGCACAATTACAAAAATGAGGGTATCCTCGACAAGATTATTCCAATTTGGAGAAACAAAGGTGATATCACTGACGCAGAAACAGGTCGTGACCTTATCATTGAACTTGCTAAGTCAAAGACTCCAAAAGGAAAAGAATACACAACTGTTTCAGCAATCATGTATGATGACCCAGCTCCTGTGTCTCAAGACAAAGACCAAGCTAAAGAGTGGGTTAATGATGAGTTGAGTTGGACAGATGTATATAGTAAAAAACCTGTAGAATACCTTGAAGCAATTGCAAGAGGTGAAACACCAAAGTGGGATAACGAAAAGGGTGGATACGTTTATGGAGACTCAACTGTATCAGAAGAGTCATATGGCGGAACACCAAAGTCTTCTTCAAAGAAGATGGTTGACCCACAAGCAGACGCTGAGGTAGATGGTGATTTACCATTCTAATTAATTAATTTGATGTTCCCGACATCTCTGTCGGGAACATCTTTTATAAGAACAATATGGCAATCAAAAAGAACGATTTTTCAAACTTAAAAAAGAAGTTTTCAACTTCTGCAAAATATAAACCTCAAAGGTTTTTGGACTTAGGTCCTGACTTTTTGGATGCAGTTGGACTTCCAGGTCCCGCAGTTGGACATATCAATATGTTCTTGGGTCACTCTGATACGGGTAAGACCACTGCAGCAATCAAAGCCGCTGTAGACGCACAGAAAAAAGAAATCCTCCCTGTATTCATTATTACAGAACAAAAGTGGAGTTTTGACCATGCCAAGATTATGGGATTCCAATGTGAGGAAGTGGTAGACAAAGAAACAGGAGAACTTGATTGGGATGGATTTTTCCTATTCAACAATAACTTCAGTTATATAGAACAAATTACAGATTACATCAACGAACTCCTTGATGCTCAAGAAAAGGGAGAGTTGAACTATAGTCTTTGTTTCATTTGGGATTCAGTAGGTTCTGTACCTTGTAAGATGACTTTCGAAGGTAAAGGTGGTAAACAACACAATGCTTCAGTACTATCAGACAAGATTGGTATGGGAATCAACCAAAGAATTTCAGGCTCAAGAAAGTCCGACAACGAATACGAAAATACTCTTATCATCATTAACCAACCATGGGTTGAATTACCTGATAATCCTTTTGGACAACCAAAGATAAAAGCTAAAGGTGGTGAATCAGTATGGTTAAACTCATCTCTCGTTTTCTTATTTGGAAATCAAAAAGGTGCGGGTACAACAAAGATTACCGCAACGAAGGACAAACGTTCAGTTAAGTTTGCAGTAAGAAGTAAGGTATCTGTGATGAAGAACCACATCAATGGACTCGGTTTCGATGATGGGAAGATTATTGTTACACCTCATGGATTTTTAGCAGGAAAAGATTCAACAGAAGAGAAAGCTTCTATTGAAAAATATAAGAAAGAATATGCTGATTATTGGAAAGATATAATCGGCGCGGATGGTGATTTTACACTTACAGAAGAAAAAGAAGATTGATTGTTCACCCTTAAATTGAATATGTGACGAAGACATTGTTGGTGGATGGGGATAACCTATTCAAAATTGGATTCCACGGGGTAAAGGAACTCTATAGTGACGGTTCCCACATAGGTGGGGTGTATCACTTCATTAATACACTAAGACGATTTTTAGAGGAACACAATCACGATAAAGTGGTTGTATTTTGGGACGGCGATTCCAACTCCTCAATACGCAAATCAATTTACCCTCAATACAAGGGTAATCGTCGACAAGACATGAATGAGTACAAATACGAATCTTACTTGCAACAAAAGGCAAGAGTAAAGACGTATTTGGAGGAGGTCTTTGTGCGACAGGTTGAAATGGTGAACAACGAAGCCGATGATTTGATTGCTTACTATACACAAGTTGCTATTGACGAACAAATTATAATCTTTTCAGGAGACAAGGACCTCACCCAACTAATATCAGAAAGAGTAACAATCTTTTCACCAGTCAGTAAAACTTATTTCAAGAACGGAGATAACATATCAATTAACAAAGTTGATATACCTCACTATAATGTTACCCTTACCAAAATTTTTACAGGGGACAAATCTGATAATATAGACGGTATTGAAGGTTTGGGCGAAAAAACTTTAGTTAAGTATTTTCCCGAATTGCAACAGAAACCATGTACTATCAAAGAGATATTGGATACTGCACAAAATATCCCGCAGAAAAAACCTATCAAAAGTTTATCTAATATTTTGACTGGACGTACCAAAAGCGGTATACTTGGTGAAGAGTTCTACAGAGTAAATTCTAAAATTGTTGACCTTACAAATCCTCTGATTACAGATGAAGGAAAACAATTGGTAGAACAAATCCACACCGATACAATAGACCCCACCGACAGAGGATATAAAAATTTGATGAGACTCATGATGGAAGATGGTCTTTTCAAATACCTTCCTAAAAATGATGAAGCTTGGGTAAACTTTCTCAAGCCATTTATGAAATTAACTAGAAAAGAAAAAAGAAAGTTATGATTGATTTGAGTTTGGCACCACGATTAAAAACACTTTACAAAAGTGCCTATCCATTTCCTTACATAGTGATTGATAATTTCTTACCAGAATATCTTCTAAGAGTTTGTAAGGAAGAAATACATAGACACGATGTGTGGCATCACGACAATGTTGATTTCACAAAAGAGTATCAGCATAAAAAATTCTACTATCCGAACTATAATACAGATATGAAAGAATTTAGAGATAAGTTACCAATAACAAGTTTAGTAATGGACTATCTAAACTCTTTTGAGTTTATAAAATTTTTGGAGGAGCTTACAGGACACCAAAAACTTTATCGAGACCCAGTCTTGATGGGGGGTGGTATTCATAGAATTAAGAAAGGGGGAAAACTATCCGTTCATATTGATTACAATCAACATCCAAACTCAGGAAAAAAAAGAGTTTTAAATGTATTAATTTATCTAAATGAAGGTTGGAGAAAAGAGTGGGAAGGTAATTTAGAGTTTTGGACGGTAAATCCAGCACAAAAATTTATAGAGGTTGAACCAATATTTAACCGAGTGGTAATTTTTGATATTGAAGACGCACCTCACGGACATCCCGTACCACTTAACACACCTGAAAACTTGGACAGATATTCATTGGCATTATATTATTTTGTTGATGAAGAACCAAGAGAAGATGAAAAACACACAGTAATTTTTTACAAAGATAACGAAATTGGTGCAGGAGCACCTCCAAACGATTTATTTCAATAAAACAAAACACAAATTATGAAAGAGCAAGAAAGCACGAAGATGGAGTTTCTATTAACTCTAAACGACAACATTGTTGTTCAAAGATTTTTCAACGTAAGAGGGTATGTTCCCAAAGCTAAAAATTCTTTGGAGTTACATGAATTCGTCAAAGCTTTGAGTGAAGAACTTCACTACTATCTCAAAATGAAAACAGTTGTCTACATGATGGAGAATCAAGAGGCAATAATTCACGACCCAACGATTATGGAAACTTCATTCACTGAAGGTCCTGAAAACTTCAACATTTACATCAAGGTTGGAGACACAGTGTTGAACCACAGACAGTTTGACGGAAAACTTTACCCACCAAAAGTGCGTTACACAGTTGATGTTAGACCATTCTTAAAAGAGGTTTTGAGAGAACTCACAGACATCTTCTCAAGCAAAAAATTAACTTACAAATATTTGGAACTTGACCTCGCTTAACAAATATTTAAAATAATACAGGGGGTAAGAGACGCAATATATGAACAAGAATTTCGATTATTTAGGTAACACTTTTCAAATTCAATTAATCAATCAGATTGTTGTAGACAAGGATTTTTCATCTTCAATCATTGATGTTTTGGAAAGTTCTTACTTCGACAACAAGTATTTCAAAATCATAATTCAGATGATTAAGGAGTACTATGTTAAGTACGAATCTACACCCAACTTCGAAACCTTGGAACAGATTGTTAAATCTGAAGTCTCACAAGAATTGGTTGCAAAAATTGTTTTAGATACTTTAAAACAAATCAAAGAAGCACCTTTTGAAGGAACTCAATTTGTTCAAGAAAAAGCATTGAAATTCTGTAAACAACAAGAGTTACAGAAAGCAATGAACAAGGCTCAAAAGATTATCACAGAAGGAGACTTCGAGTCCTACGACAAAGTTGAAGGTCTTGTGAGAGAAGCCCTACAGGTTGGGGAAATTGAGAAAGGTCAATCAGACGTTTTCACAGATTTGGACACTGTCTTAGAAGAAGATTATAGACATCCAATTCCTATGGGGATTGCGGGTATAGACAAACTACTCAAAGGTGGATTGGCTAAAGGTGAGATTGGGGTGATATTAGCACCTACAGGAGTTGGTAAGACGACTGTACTTACAAAAATTGCAAACACAGCTTTCAATATGGGATACAATGTTCTTCAGATATTTTTTGAAGACAACCCAAAAATTGTACAAAGAAAACACTTCACAATTTGGACAGGAATTGAACCCGACAACTTGGTATTCCATAAAGAAAAAGTTATGGAGAAAATCACTGAGATTAGGGAGACAATGCCAAACAAGTTAGTTCTAAAAAAACTAGCATCTGATACTATGACTATGAATCAAATCAAAAACCAAGTCAGAAAAATGATTGCTGACGGTACAAAAATAGATATGATTCTTTTGGATTACATTGATTGTGTATTACCTGAGTCAAGTGCTAAAGATGAGTGGAAAGCTGAAGGGTCTGTGATGAGAGCTTTTGAAGCGATGTGCCACGAGTTGGACATTGCTGGTTGGACAGCAACTCAAGGAAACAGAAGTTCAATCTCCTCTGAGGTTGTTACAACTGACCAAATGGGTGGTTCAATCAAGAAAGCACAAGTTGGTCACGTAATCATTACCGTTGCTAAGACTCTACAACAAAAAGAAATGAATCTTGCAACAATCGCCATCACAAAATCCCGTCTTGGTAAGGACGGCGTTGTCTTCGAGAACTGTAAGTTCAATAATGAATTATTGGAAATAGACACCGAATCATCGGTAACATTCCTTGGTTTCGAAGAACAACAAGAAGAAAGAAAAAGAGATAGAGTTAAGGAGCTCCTTGAAAAAAGAAAGGAAAGGGAGAAAACCCAAAATCAGACTTAATTAAATATCTACTTTTTCTCAAAAAAACTTATTTTTTTTTAATTATTTTCGTGGTCGCTTAGTTGCCGACCGCATATTTATCATAAAAATCGGTGATTTTTTGATAAAAAAGTTATACCTTAAAAATTTAAAAAATGGACATTTCGAACAGAATTTTATCAGACATTACAGTGTACATGAAGTACGCGAAGTACATGCCTGAACTCAAGAGAAGAGAGACTTGGCAAGAGCTAGTTACAAGAAACATGGAGATGCATATTAAAATGTATCCAAAATTAGAAAAAGAGATTAGAGAGAATTATCAGTACGTTTACAAGAAACAAGTATTACCCTCAATGAGGTCGATGCAGTTCGCTGGTAAACCTATTGAAATCTCACCAAACAGAATTTACAACTGTGCGTTTGCGCCGATTGATGATTGGAGAGTATTTTCAGAAATTATGTTCTTACTTTTAGGTGGAACAGGAGTTGGTTATTCAGTTCAAAAACACCACGTTGATGTTTTACCTGAAATCAGAAAACCAAATAAAGAAAGAGGAAGAAGATGGTTAGTTGCTGACTCAATTGAGGGTTGGGCTGACGCAGTTAAAGTATTAGTTAAATCTTACTTCTTTGGTGGTTCACACATTCAGTTTGATTTCAGTGATATCAGACCAAAGGGTGCAAGACTTGTAACCTCAGGTGGTAAAGCTCCTGGTCCTCAACCATTGAAAGAGTGTCTTATAAAACTTGAGGGTATTTTAGACTCAAAAGAAGACGGTGAAAAACTATCTCCAATCGAAGTTCACGACATCGTTTGCCATATTGCAGACGCTGTACTTGCAGGTGGTATTAGAAGAGCGGCACTTATTTGTTTGTTCTCAGCAACAGATGAAGATATGATTGGTAGTAAGAGTGGTTCATGGTGGGAAACAAATCCACAAAGAGGTAGAGCTAACAACTCAGCAGTTCTTATGAGACACAAAATCACCAAAGAGTATTTCATGGAGTTGTGGAAAAGAATTGAAGCAAGTGGAGCTGGTGAACCAGGTATTTACCTATCAAACGACAAAGATTGGGGAACTAACCCTTGTTGTGAAATTGCACTTAGACCTTTCCAATTCTGTAACTTAACTGAGGTTAACGTATCAAACGTGGTATCTCAAGAAGATTACGAAGACAGAGTAAGAGCAGCTTCATTTATCGGAACATTACAGGCAGGATATACAGACTTCCATTATCTCAGACCAATTTGGCAGAGAACAACTGAAAAAGATGCTCTTGTTGGAATTTCAATGACGGGTATCGGTTCAGGAGCAGTCTTAGGTCTTAACATGAAATCCGCTTCAAAAGTTGTTAAAGAAGAAAATGAAAGAGTTGCTAACTTAATTGGTATCAATAAAGCGGCAAGAACCACAACTGTAAAACCAGCAGGTACTACCTCTTTAACATTGGGTACATCATCAGGAATCCACGCTTGGCATAACGATTACTACATCAGAAGAGTTAGAGTTGGTAAGAACGAATCAATCTACACCCATCTCAAGGAAAATCACCCTGAGTTAGTAGAAGATGAATACTTTAGACCTCACGACACTGCGGTAATTAGTATTCCACAAAAAGCACCTGAAGGGTCTATTCTAAGAAATGAATCACCAATTCAATTACTTGAAAGAGTAAAGAAGGTTCAACAAGAATGGATTAGACCTGGTCATAGAAGTGGTTCAAATGCTCACAACGTATCTGCAACAATTTCTATTCGTGAACACGAATGGCCAGCTGTAGGTGAGTGGATGTGGGAAAACAAAGAACACTACAATGGTCTATCTTGTCTACCCTACAACGGTGGAACATACGTACAAGCACCTTTCGAGGATTGTACAAAAGAAAAGTATGAGGAATTGATGCTCACTCTTAAAGACGTTGATTTATCTAAGATTGTTGAGAACAATGACGAGACTGATTTGAGTGGGGAACTTGCATGTGCAGGAGGAGCTTGTGAGATTACATTAGTATAACCTATGGAAAACAATCAAAATAAAAGGGAGAAGGTAGAACTTCTCCCTTCTTATTTCTACACAGAAAACGGAAGAAAAGTTATGACTGAACAATATCACTTGGATAGAGGCTATTGTTGTGGTAATGGTTGTAGACATTGTCCATACGAACCTAAAGCTCAGAAGGGAAATACTACAATAAAAAAATAATCAAAGTATATTTATCACTATATGGCAGATGGTATTACATATGGTATAAATTTTCCTTTTAGAGATTCTAGAAAAGGGGATTACTTAGCACTGACTGAATTTGAGACACAGCAAATTAAAGCTGACTTGATTCATTTAATTTTGACGAGAAAAGGTTCAAGATATTATTTACCTGAATTTGGAACGAGAATCTATGAATTTATTTTTGAGCCCTATGATGGACTAACGTTTGATGCAATTCAATCAGATATAAGAGATGCTGTTGCACAATTTATGCCACAATTACTTTTGAATCAAATAACTATCGAACCCGCAAACATAGATGATGAAGTACCCCCTACAACAAGTAGAACTGTGGCAGACCCTAGAATGTACGACATATATAGAGTGCCAGGAAAAGGGACTTCAGAATATACTGCCAAGGTGAGAATAGATTATTCAACAGAACGAAATGCCTTTGGACAAAGTGATTTTGTTATTATCAATATTTAACATAGATGGCAAATAGAAAAATATCATACGCAACAAGAGATTATCAGGCAATAAGAACTGAGTTACTCAATTATGTAAGAACATATTATCCTGAACTCATTCAAGATTTCAACGACGCGTCTGTCTTTTCTGTTTTTTTGGATTTGAATGCCGCTGTTGCAGACAACCTGAATTACAATATTGATAGAAGTATTCAAGAAACAGTCCTTCAGTATGCACAACAAAGGTCATCAGTATATAACATTGCAAGAACTTATGGTTTAAAAGTACCAGGGCAAAGACCATCCGTGGCTTTAGTAGACTTTTCGATTACAGTTCCAGCTTTTGGTGATAAAGAAGATGAGAGATACCTTGGAGTCTTAACAAGAGGTTCCCAAGTTGTCGGGGCTGGTATAGTTTTCGAAAACATTCATGATATTGATTTCGCATCACCGTACAACTCACAGGGATTCCCTAACAGATTAAAAATTCCCAACTTCAATGCAAATAACGTTCTTATAAATTACACAATAACTAAAAGAGAATTAGTTGTTAATGGTATAACTAAGGTATTCAAAAGAGTTATAACACCAAATGATGTTAAACCATTCTTTGAATTATTTTTACCTGAGAAGAATGTTCTTGGTATTACAAGTGTTTTATTGAAAAATGGAACAGAATATACAAATGTTCCGTCAGTTGCAGAATTTTTAGGGGCTCAAAATAGATGGTATGAGGTTGATACATTAGCGGAAGATAGAATTTTTGTAGAAGACCCAACTAAAGTTTCCGACCAACCTGGTATTAAAGTAGGTAGATATATACAAACAGCAAATCGTTTTATAAGTGAATTTACCGCAGAAGGATTCAAAAAAATGACCTTTGGTGGAGGAACAAATACTGCACAGGATGCTCTTAACGAGTTTACAACACTTGGAGTTACTGCAGATATACAGAGATATTCTAATAATATATCATTAGGTTCAACATTAGTACCAAATTCAACATTATTTATTCAATATAGAGTCGGTGGTGGTTTGGCTACAAACTTGGGAACAAATGTAATTAATCAAATTGGTACCGTTTCATTTTACGTTAATGGACCTTCTGAATCAACAAACTCATCAGTTGTTAACTCATTGAGATGTACCAATGTAACAGCCGCAATTGGTGGAGCGGGTGTCCCTTCAGTTGAAGAGGTTAGAAACTACGTCGCCTACAACTTCGCAGCACAGAAAAGAGCAGTTACTATAAGGGATTATGAATCTTTAATTAGAACAATGCCATCTGAATATGGTGCACCAGCCAAGGTTTCAATTACAGAAAACGACAACAAAATATTAATTCAACTTTTATCTTACGATACCTCAGGTAAATTAACTAACATGGTATCTAATACTATTAGACAGAATGTTGCAACTTATTTATCAAACTACAGAATGATGAATGATTATATATCTATCCTTTCTGCGGAAGTAATAGATTTAAGTTTTGAAGTTAGTATTGTTCTAGATTCGGCACAAAACTCAGGACAAGTAATTTCTGCAGTTGTTGATAGACTTGCAACCTATATGGACCCACAAGGAAGAGAATTAGGTCAGAATGTTAATCTTTCTGAAATTAGTAGCATTATTCAAAACGAGAACGGGGTGTTATCTGTTACGGAAATTAAAGTATTCAATAAAGTAGGTGGACAATACTCATCAGCGGAAACTTCGATGCTTTATGAAGACCCTGAAACAAAACAAATTCAACCTGTTGATAACACAATATTCGCACAACCATCCCAAGTTTATCAAATTAGATATCCTGCAAAGGACATCAAGGTATCTGTTAAGAATTTTCAGTCTACTACTTTTTCTTAATTAGTTTATTTAAAGTCAGTTTGACTTATTTTTAAGATGTGTAATTATGTCCTTGGAAAATTACACTTAAACTATTTATTGCTTAAAGAATTTGATGGGTCAATCCTACAGAATTAGAACGGAGTTAGGAGTTAACAAAACACTAAACCTACAGTTGGACCAAGATTTTGAGTTTTTAGAAATCTTGTCTTTGACTATACAACAAACAGATATCTACACAAGAGCTTGTGCAGACTATGGTGTTATTGTTGGTAGGGTGACTGCAAACAACGGACTTGGGTTACCAAACGCTAGAGTATCTGTTTTCATACCAATTCAACAGGTTGATGAATCTAATCCTGTAATCTCAAGTATATACCCCTACAAATCACCAACGGACAAAAACGAAGATGGTTATAGATATAATCTTTTACCATACGAAGCCTCATACACAGGACACGCAGCCTCGGGAACATTACCCACACGAGTAGACGCCCTTACAGGCTCCACCGCAGTTGAAATCTACGACAAGTATTACAAATTTACATCAAAGACTAATGATAGTGGTGACTATATGATTATGGGTGTTCCTGTTGGAACCCAACAATTAGTCATGGATGTGGACCTATCCGACATAGGTGAATTTTCTTTGACCCCTCAAGATTTAATAAGAGTTGGTAGAGCAACAGAAGGACAGGTTGCAGGTAACAGGTTTAGAACATCTACAGATTTAAACTCTTTACCTCAAATTATAAATCTAACAAAAAGTGTTGAAGTGGCTCCTTTATGGGGTGACCCTGATGTTTGCCAAATTGCAATTAATCGTGTTGATTTTGATTTGAGAGATGATGCTAACATAGATATTCAACCAACAGCAGTCTTCATGGGCTCATTGACTTCCACACCCGACCAAATGAGGGTGAGAAGAAATGCTAAGCCGAAAGATAATATGGGAAATCTTTGCCAGTTAACAACAGGACCTGGTCAAATATTGGCACTCAGACAAACAATACAACAAGATGAGGATGGTAATCCAATTTTGGAACAATATGAATTAGAACAATCAGGAAATATAATTGATGGTAATGGGGTGTGGTTAACAGAATTACCTATGAACTTGGATTATATTGTTACAAATGAGTTTGGAGAAAGAGTTATTTCAAACGACCCAACAATTGGTATTCCAACAAAGGGTAAGTATAGGTTCAAAGTAAAATGGCAACAACCACCGACACTTACAGAACAAACAAGGAGACCATACTACCTGATTCCGAACATTAAAGAGTATGGATGGAACAGCCTATCGCAAGACCCTAATATCTCAACAAATACAGCACAATCACAAAAAGATAAACTCAATAGTACGTATTATTTCGGTTTGGATTGGTCAGGTTATACTCAAGGATTTACAGGTCAAGAGCAAATAGACAGACTTACTGAGGTTATAAACTGCGAAGATACATTCTATGAATTTATTTTTAATAAAGTTTATACAGTATCAAGTTTCATCGATGAGTTTAAGAACGGCGCCAAAGGAAGATTTATTGGTATTAAAGAAATTGATAGTCA